AAACCCACTCAATGAGTGGGTTGTTAAGGTTGATTTTTGGGTTAGTGTTTTTGCTTAAGATGCGCTCTTGTTCTCGTGATATCTCAATATGCTGGCAACCTTTTGGAACAGATAGCCCACTAAGAATCCATTTAAGATTATCCCGATACCTGTAATAACCATGATTCCTGACCATACGGTCTCGGTGCCATAATAAGTTCTTGGAACTTCAACTCGGCCAAACACAAGTATAAAAATAAATCCAGATATAATACCTAGAACAATTAACCCCCATCCGATGGCATTGCAAACTTCACTTTCTTTCATTGTTTGATATTGTGGTGTGCTCATGCTGTATCTCTTCTTTAATTACCAATTCGAATTTACTTTCTGCTGAGTTTTAATCTTTTCAGCCATATCATCCGATAGAGTATTAATCTTACTAATAATCAGTGGTGTGGACTTCCTACTTTCAGTTATAGGGTAATTTTGTGCAGGCATCATTATTCCAGCACTCATGTGCGATGGAGCGCTATAGGTTAAACCATCATAACCCACGCGCATTTTCCCATCCTTAGTGTCCACTCTTACAGTAAAATCAACACGTTCGTTTCCTGTCATTGCCAAGCACTCCATGCCCGAACAAGGATATCGCATATTGCCCTTTCCAATGATAGTGCCTGATGCCTTATCTTCATATTGAATTACTGCGTTAGCAGAAGCAAAAGCTACAGCGAACCATTGTCTAGCGCCATCATAAATCTGTGCTTGGTTTAATCCATCAATTTGATAAACCTTTTCAAATTTTACAGGCTCTGAGGGTTGTTGGGGAGTTGTCGCACACCCCGCTAAGCCCAATCCAAGAAATCCCGCTAATAAAATCTTTTTCATAATGTAATCCATTTGTTATTAATCTCACACAATTTAACAAATGGACAAAATAATGTCATCAAGAACTTAAAAAGGAAGATTCTCTACTAGTCCATGTGGTCAAGCCAAAATACATCCTCAAAATTTTTACATACACCTGCTTTTTTGAGTTCTTTATATATAAGTAAGGCTGTATCGATCTTGACAGAATGTCCCTGCTCGGCTCTTGTCACATAGTTTGATAGAACTCTGCTACCACTAACAAAACCACACCGCTTTGATAGCTCATAAACCGTTAAGCCTGCTTTTTCACGCAAACAAGCAACATTATTCTTTACTTCCATTGCTGCACCACAAGTTAAATTTTAGAATATTGTAGCACAATAAAAGATAATTACTATTTTTTGTGTTAGCACAACAAAAAGAATTGACACAATAAAAGATATTAAATAAGATGACTTCATCAAGGCTAAAAGCCATGAAAAAGAAAACCCCTTGCAGACGTCGAAATCAGGCAAGGGGTTTATGTCTAAACCAATGGAGATTTAAGACATGTCTAATATAGCACAAATCAACGATACCAAAATATCAATTGTTAACTTCAAATCTGTTCCAGTTGTTACTACAGCAATGCTTGCTGATTTCTATGGAACCGATACAGACAACATCAAACAAAACTATTCTCGAAATAAAGAGCGGTTTGTAGAAGGTAAACACTTCTTCAAAATTATTGGTGAAGAATTGAAAAAATTTGTAGGTGACTTAAAGTCACTTGCAAATTTCCCTGCAATTTCAAATAAAACTCGATCCCTTATCTTATGGACAGAACGAGGGGCTGCTCGTCACGCCAAAATGTTGGATACAGACCAAGCATGGGAAGTTTTTGAGCAACTTGAGGATTGCTATTTTGTCCGTAAAGAGATTTTAGCTAAAACCCACAAATCAGAACGTGAACCCCTAACCAATGCTGTAAATCTTCTTGTAGCTAAAACTAAGCATTTGAATTACAGCGATGCTTATAAATTAGTTCACCAACGTTTCAATGTTCAGCATATTGATGAAATCCCACATGATGTAATACCTGTGGCTGTTGAGTATGTTCACCACTTAATTGCTATGTACAGCAAGGCTGAAAAACAAGGTTCTTTATTTGATGAAGATCAATTTAAGCTGCTCAAGAACCTAATTGATGCAATTATTTCCCAAAACTTTGCTACCAGTCGAATCTATCGAGCAGTACATATGCTTAACAACGAGCAAGGACACTACTTAGCTGAATATGCTTTTAAAACTAATATTGCAGTTCTAAAACTTACTCGGGCAATGGATTTAAGAGGGCCACTTAATAGAAAAATCATTAGTGATGATTTAAAAACCATAAGCTACACAACAGGCAATCAACATTATAGCGACCGTTGGTTTCATCCATTGATGGAATCGGGAATGCTAGCTGGTGCTTTGCGAATTTCTGGTGGTTGGTAGTCTTCTAACAAAAAAGCCCTTCGGGGCTTTCTTCCATAAAAATACCCTCATATTTGAGGGTAATTTAACAAGTGGTTAATAAAGGCGCAATAAAAAACCACCATTACTAGTGGCTGTTATTTTTTACTAGACTTCTTATGCGCCTCATCTAAAAACAAGTTATCCAATGCAAAAATACAGTCATTAAAGATATGAGCAGCTACTGGTAAATCATTATGCTCTGCATAGACATTGATTGCCTGCTGATCTAAAGATAACGGGATGCCCTGCTCATACCGTCTGGATCTGGCAATAGTGCTAAATGCCGAAAGAATGGAATCAGCCGCATAAGAATACTCTGGCGGATCAGGAATACGACCACCTAAGAACTTGATTTGTTCGATTTCGTGCGGCGTTTTCGACGCATACGTTTTTTGGTATTTGTAGAGCTCGATGACTTTCCCAGAATTAAAGCCTTGTCCTTGTCTGCGTCTTCCTGAATCTTCTGGGCCTGTTCTTTAATGAATAGCCAGATTGAAATACCAATATCACCAAGATTAAGAAGCTTTGAGGCATTCTCAGGTGTATAGGGCTTTTCAGATTCAACCGTTTTACCGTCTACGATTTCGGCAAATACCACACCTTTCCAGTCTTCGATTAAGTGGGCGGCGCATGCATCCATTAACAACTCGTGATAAAGCTTGGCATCTTCATCTTTGACCATTACATCGTAGCCTTTAGACGAGATCTGGTTACCTGCTCGTTCAATAGCTACCTGAAAAGGCTTATATGCGATACCACGGACTTTGAACTCTGCCTGTACCTCTCCATCAGCACCTTTGTATTCACACCATTTTGATACGTCCGAGCTTTTAATAATTCCGACTTTTAAAGCCATAGCAACCTCTAATTTGTAGAAATAAAAAAGCCCATGGGATTCCATAGGCTTTGTTACTGAATAAGCTGATTACACAAGAGCACGTACAATCGTTGGACTAGTACGCACTTGGGCAAAATTGATATCTATTGTAATGATGTCATCGCCACCACCATCCGGGTGATTTGCTTCCTTAACTTCAAGTTGCGGGAAGTTAAACGAGTACTTACTGCCTTTGGTATCTGTAATATCAAAGGTCAATGTAAATACATCACGGGTTTTAATAGCATCAATCCATGCGGCAGAAGTTGCCGAGAACATGAAATTAGCATTTACGCCAATATCCATCATTTTCTCTAAGTAAAACTCAGGCGTGTACTTACCAGAACCGATACAACGGATCGCTTCCAGATTATTACTAAAGTTGATGGTAAGTGTCTGCAGACAAGCTTTACCCTGAATTGATTGACCATTAATAAGTAGCTTTTCAACGTTTGGCATACTCACCAGAGGGCGAGTCGATGCTGGAATAGGATTTGTAACAGGATTAACCTGCTGTCGCGTAAATGAGCTACCTACTAAACCAAAGTTACCAGTGATTTTGCCTGTGGTCTGGATCGTCATTTCACCTGTATTCACTTGAATACCGCGATAAATAAAGACTTGACCAATATCTTCAAAGACTTTTACCAAGGTAAGAGACTTACGTACTCCACCACCAAAACTTAAAGCATTTGCAGCCCAGTTATTGAAAGCGAGAACATTTAAGAATAAGTCAAAGGTACCTAGTGATAATTCAAACTCTAGTTGACCGGTTACTTCAGCTTCCGTTACTACAGCACCTTGGCGAAAACGTGAATCAACTACTTCACTGCTATCTTCAGTAGTAACATTTTCAGTCAAACTATCAGTAACACGGCGAACAGTGTACCAGACTGGATTTGCTGGAGTAGTTCCTAAAACTGCTTCTTCACAAGCATATAATCGAATTTTTGCGCCTGAACTCATTTATGGTTCTCCAAAATTTAGGCATAAAAAACCCGCTTCATCAGCGGGCAGTTATAAAAGATGGGCGTAAAAAAACCCGCTAAATTTGCGGGTTATTAAAGTGTTTCGTCTGTGTCTGAGATTTCTGGCGGTTCCACACCTGCCATTGCAGCAGCTACTGCCTGAGATAAGTTAGTAGGCTGGAACTCCAATGGTGTTTCACTCAACGGTTCTTCAGGCTCTGGTTCGGGTTCTTCATGCAATCGAATATCAATCCAGCGAGTTTCTGGAATATCTACAGGATTATCGAAATCAGGAATAATTGAGGCTGTTTCGATATCAAATTTTTTCTTGTAGGTTTTTACTGCAATATCCCCATCTTCATGCTGCTCATAAGACACAGCAACAAGAACATTACCGTTTGCATCTTTAGGCATTTCAATGTACCAGCCCTCTTTAGCAAATCCCAGAGAACCTTTAATCAGGTAGTCACCTGTACCTAACTTTTCAAAGTTAATCGGCTGTTTTGAGGCATCTTCATTGAGTTCAAGTGAATCAGCAAATAGTCTTGCAATCGGTGAAGCTGCCTTGTAAACCCCGTTCGAATCAACAGTGAACCCCTTGGAGCGAAGTTCGCCAGAAGTCTCAACAGTAACCAATTTGCCGCTGGTCGCGCTGTTATTGGTCGTATAAACGATATTGTTCTTGCTCGTATAAACGATTTGCTCTGCTTTCCTTAAGGTGTCAGTGGATGGCACATAATTCCATGCAATTACAGCCATACAATTGGCGCGTGTTGAGGTGTAATATGGTAAAAATAACTCCGTACCTGTAAATTCTCCACGAGTAACCACGATAGAAGGTGCATAAGCAGCTATATAGGGATTTGTATAAATACTAGTGGGTGCATTCTTAAAACGAGTCTTTTGTCCCCCTGCTTTATAACCAGCATCAATATCATTTCCGGCTTCTGAAGTTGGAGATCCACCATAACCTAAGTTAGATAAACCATAAGAACCATAAGCTGCTACATTACCTCTTTCTACTCCAACACCTCTTGTTGCCGCTGTACCTAAGCCCGTAACTTGAGTCCAGTCTGGAGTGAGGTTTGGAATGCCCGAAGCAAAAGGCAGCATAAATTGCCGCTTACCTTGAGATGAGTTATAAACAAAAGGTCGGTGGTCCCAACTAAATCTAAATAAAAGATTTGCCATTATGCAGTCACCCCGTCAATTACCTGAAAAGTCAAAGTTTCTGTATGCTGAGTAGTACCGCTCACCACAGCTTTGATATCCATCTGACACAGACCCAAAGGCCACGCTGCAGTACTTGCCTTTGATTTCACATTCAGCCACCCCTTTTGAGTACTCTGATTTAATACTGCACAAGTCAAGGTTGCTACAGCGGTTCCATCCAAAGTTTTAACTTGAGAAGTAAAGGTATATCCCGTTAAATCAATCGCTCGACGCACATCATTGGCTGGATATTGCAGCGCGTCATCCATATCAACGAGCTGCAAATTTAAGTTGAATGTGTCACCACGCTTAAAAACAAAATTGCTCATAAGTGATTCCTATAGACATAAAAAAACCACCGATGAGGTGGTAGTGAATAAGGCATAAAAAAACCGCTTCTTAGCGGTCATTTAATTAAAGTAATTTAAGGTTTGTAATCTAAATCAACACTTACTCCAGTAACTACATTATGTTTAGTTCCACCAAGACTATTCACATTGGCCAAACGTATATTCACATCGGAAACACATAGCTTGTTTTCGCTTTGCCACTTCTTCAGTTCAACAGACATAACATCTTCAAGATGTCTTTCCAGTTCTTGCCGTTTAATTTCGATTTCTTCTAAAGTCAGCATACATGACATATCAATTCACCTTAAACCCAATGCTCACATTATACTGAATGAAATCAGCATCTTTACCCGCATAAATAGATTGGCCATTCAAACATTCTAAGTGTTCGATTATGAAATATTCAAAATGAGCCAGCAATGCATCGCTTAGAACCGTTACGGCCTTCTCTCCAGTATGTAATCGGTCAAAGCATTGGATCATGATATTACCGGTACGGCGTGTACATGGCTTATCTGCAATGCCTGAGGTAAAACTCGGGCCACCTGCAATCGTTAAACGGCACCATACACCTTTTGTTGGAACAGTAAAGTCAGGTGCATTTGGATACTGAATCCGTTCTTGAGCAATACCCGTAAAGCTTTGCATGCGATCAATAATAGCTTGCCTTGTCTGCTCTAAAGTCATTGCCATTTTAGCCACCGTACTTTTGAGAAATAAAATTAAAAGTGAGGCCATAAATACCTTGTGGTGCTTGATCAGACCAGCCGTTTTCTAAACGTTCAGCATAAGGTTGGTTATTCTGAATGTAGACCAAATTGCCTAGCTTAATCTTTACAGCTTGAATTGCTGCATCGTTAACAGGGTTTGTTTCAGGTTCACGTATGCCATAGTCACCAGATCCAATCGAAACAATATGAGAAGCACGGTATGCACCAGTATCGACGGGACTTGAAACCACTAAAGACTGAACAGCATCCATTGTAATTTTCTTTACCTTTTCCTCTGCTGTTTTAGCCACATCAAAACTAAATTCAGTTGGCTTTTTCCCCTTCCATCCCATCATTCACCTCGCTTTCTTCATACATTTTAAAAAGGTCTTGAGCGATCGCCTGAATTGAATAAGCTTCAAACTCAGAGCTCGGTTCTCGTTCACCCATGAGCTTTTTAATCTTTTGCCAGACATGAACAGCTTCATGTAAAAGCAATCCATAAACTTGAATTCGGTCTTTATCCGCCGTATCACCAATTTGGACGATTGCATATGCACCATCAGAAAAAGTACTAACTTGCGCATCCGCTCCCATATCCAAAAATTGATCGGCCTTATCCATATCTTCAAATAACAAATCCATGTGTAGTTGATTTCGAGCAAGCGTGTACTGCACATGTTGAAAAGGCGAGATATACCATTCAGGAACATAATCAGGATTAACCATTTTAGCCCCTACACTTTTCGAAGCTGACATTTCCAAATAGTATTAGCTGGATCCTGTTGAATATTAATTACCCGGAATGAGCCTAAGGCAGTTAACCATTCATCTTCAATTTTTGGAGTCATAGTTACTTCATTTTGAAGCACGGTTGCCTTTTTATCCGTGGCCAGTACTCCAAGTGTTTGGATCTCATATTGACTGTATGAGCCAAACAGAACGCCACGGCCAGAATAGTTTTCTTTAACTTCAACATAAGTTTCAGTTTTAGGATCCCAATTCGTTTTAGAGATCCGCTCACATGTAAAGGTATGAATGGCATCTGCTAAATCATCATTAAATGCTTCAGCAATGTCTGCCTGAATTTCGTCACGTAAGCCCATATCATGCCCTGTAAAGTGGTATGCCAAAGCCATTAAAACTTGCATTTGGATCTTTCAAATCAAGTGAATCAATAAAATCAATTGCTATCTGTTCAAAGCTAGAGATTGCTTCAGATCCGTCTTGAAATTCTTTTTCTGACTCAACAGAATCAGCCTTAACTTTCTTACGCTTCAACTGCTGCTCTTTGCCGTTATAAATTACTTTGGCCAGAATTCCTTTGATAATTTCACAAGCCGCGTCCTTAAGAAGTGGATCAATTGGATCTGGTACAAAACCAATTCTGTTTTTCATCCACACATTTGCCAGCTTCACCAGACGAGCCTTATCACTGTCTGGTGCAAAATCGCTGCCCAAAATTGAATTTGCGTCATCTACAGTAATAAAGCTCATTGCATTATTCCTTCGGGATTAATTTAAGAAGTTCTGCTTTTGTTGCAGACGGCTTGTAACCAATGTTTTTACTAGCCAAATACTCTTTTAATTGATCATTTGACCAGTTTTCAAAATCATTAGCTGCCGTTTCTGTAGCTGGGTTTTCTGCCGCTTTTCCAGCTTCCAATTCAGCAATACGTGCCTGCATTGCAGGAATATCATTTTTAAAAGCTTCAAATTCAGTTTTTATACCGACCACTTGAGCTTCAGCATCTTTGAGAGCTTTATCTGCTAAGACTGCTGCATCTTTTAATCGTGAATTTTCAGATAACAACTCTGACTGGTTACCACCGGCCTGCTCTAAGATGGCAATTTTCTGCTTAAGCTGAGTGTTTTCTTCAACTACCTTTTCACATTCAGCTTTTGCATCATCCATCACAGCTTGAAGTTCAGGGGTAATTCCCACTGCGACATTTACTGTGGCCAAAGTCGTTTTTTGTGGCACTTCCAACTTACGAACTTCAACTGGAACTTCCAAAGATTCATAATCCTTTTGAATCTTTGGATAATTACCGTAAATAATTACCTCTTTTGCTTTCAAATTTGGGTTTTCATAATAGTCAGGGTTAGCAATAATGCCTGTCTCTAATGCAGCCGCTGCTGCAATGCGTGTATAGATAATCTTCATGGCGCTTTTCTCTTAATAATAAAAAAGAGGGCTTATTAGCCCCCTTAGGTTTTAATTTTTAGGTTTTAACCAGTTGTCGCTGTACCCGATAAATCAAGTAAGGTACCTGCTGTCATTTTGTTGCTGGTTGCATATTTGATCCAGTTAGCGCTTGAACCAAGTAATGTAAGGTCAGGATTTTCACCTTTCGATGTATCCCAACTATAACCAAGAATATCTAAGTTAAATGCACCTTCAGCACGCATACCGATTGCTAAGTTTTCTTCATCATTGATGTCATAAGCTCGGAAGCCCGGTACTTGTGATTCAGTTACAGTGACAGCGCCATACTGCAAACCAAAAGCATCGTTATCACCTACAGCGTCCGTCACCAAGACCGGCTTTCCTAAGGTTCCCGGTAAACCACCGTAGATAACGATTTCAGATTCACCATAAATTTGCTTAGTGATTGCATCATCGACAATATCGAAATATGTATCTGAGTTCATCACCCATAAGCCAATGCGGCCAAACTTATCACCAAACTTTCGCATACCACGAGTCAATGCTTTGCGGCCATCAACAACGATACTACCTTTTGCAACCATGTCTGGATTGCTAGAAATAGCAGCTTTTAAAGAAGCTAAACTGTACTCTAATCGGCCTGCAACCAATGCATCTGCAAGATCGTAACCAACAACCATAGCAAATTCTTCTGGTGTACGAGCACGGCGCTTAAATGCCTCTTCAGTTGATGCATAAGGACCATATTTATATGGGACTTTTACGCCTACAGACTCACCAGAACCAATTTTCTCTGGAACTACTTTGGCGGTTGAATTCACATCACGATGTTTGATGCTACCGCCCACTTTGTAGAATGCTTCTTTATTGAAATCACCTTCAATGATCTCATTGCGATAAACAATTGCACCATTAGAGGCTTGGTTAAATACATTCAAATTATCTTGCAAACGCTCTAAATAAGCAGTTTGAGCCAATTGATTATAGATGATCATGTCTGAATTAACTGTCGTAGTCATAACTACTTATCTCCAAATATTTAATGATTAGTTCGGTAGTTTTAGGAAGGCATCATTGCCATGTTCTTTGATGTAATCTGCTTTCTGAGAAACAGACATTTCACTGCGTTTCATTCCAGTAGGTGCTCCACCTTTGCCCCCACCTTGAAAACCGCCACCAGTTCCTTTACCACCTTTAAGAATTAAGTCTTTATGCTGGTATCCACCAACCAATGACTCTAAAGCTTCATCAACATTTGCAAGTTCACCCGGGCGGACACGTGAATAAATCTTTTCGCCGTTCGGATCATATGCAACCACCTTGCCTTCTTCGATTTTGAAGTGATGACCAAAGGTTGCCTGAACCATGTCCACAGGTACTGCAATGTTGTCTTGAATGTACTTAGAACGAGCAAAACCACCGCCGATAAGTTCTTTATGTAAAGAGGCTTCTAGAGCATCACGTTGCGCAACAATCGGGGCATATTTTTCCTCAACTGCTTTGATAGCTTCAGCTTTAACTTTCTCAACTTCACCGGCATCCACCAGCTTTTTATCATCGAGATTTTGGATTGTTTGTAATGCCTTTTTAGCTGCCGCTGGGTCTTCAATTCCTTCAAAAGCTTTTAATGCTTTTTCGGCTGCTTCTTTGGCTTCACGATGTGTTTTAGCTTCATTGTTTAAGCGTGCAATTGTTGCTACCGAGTGTGGTGCATCATGTGGCATTTCTTTGCCGTCATCATGAATATAGATCGGCTTATCACCGTCTACTTCCGCATAAACTTTACCGTCGATTGTTACTGTTTTAAGTTTCATTGGCCATCCAACCTATATATACAAAATGGGCATCCGCCCGGATTCGCCGTTAGCATCCGCTTTCGGCAGGCAATAAAAAAGCGCCCTTTAGGGCGCTAAATTTCGACTGAAAGCTTAGAAATTTGTTGCAAATAAACGGTAGCCTTCTAGCTCCCAAAGTTTATTTTCGGCTGACTTTTCTGCATTTCCACGAGCCATACGCTCACCAATTTCATCATCAAAGTTTTCAGCATTCACACATGCACTAAAACCCGTTGCTAGAAAAAACTTTCCATCTAAAAATGCATGTACAAAAGTAGATGTCGTGCCTCCGGGGCGTTGCTCTACCGTATAAGTAACACGCTCCATCAATGAATCAATTTGCGCTTTAGTTACTCGGGGTGCCACAGACTTTTCAGCTAACTCTTGCTCTGTTACTTCTTTGATCATTTTCTTCTCACAAAAAAAGCACCCGAAGGTGCTAAGGTTAAAAATTAAGTTCTAATTGATGAGTGCAATCGCTTTTAATCTTTCAAAAGTAAAACCATAAATTGCCATGGCTCTTGAAATCTTAATTTGAAGAAATGGCACCAGAATTAATTTTGTGCTCAGAATATATTGAGCATCTGACATATTGATTTGCTTTTCAGACATTTGTAGTACCTTTAGCTACGTTTCCTTTGCACTCCAAACCTTTTGTCTAGGTTCATCACCAACTAAGCGGATGCCTTGAGGACCACCTACATCAAATGTTGCCGTGATAGTCGCTGGACCCTCAAAAACACTACAATTCATTTTTACAGCGGTTAATCCAGCTAATGGAATACCTGTTTCCTCGTCACAAAGAGCAAGATGAGAAGATTTATCTGAAACTCTTTTAAGTACCAAATGTCTAACTTTTGATTCACTCATAAGCCAAACTCCATAAATGACAAAAGCGCCATTTGGGCGCTTATATAGGTGAAAATTGTGTCTTAAGTGAGTTTAGAATTACCTGTAATCGGCAATAATTACTCACAGTTAAATCCAGTTCCAACAAGGTCTTTTTTCAAATTTGAAACGAGATTTTGTTGTTCCTGCTGTTGTCCACTAAGATAATTTTTATCTAGAGTCTCTGCACCATCAATAGATTTATAAAGCTCTTTAGATTCCTCTAAATTGTCTTTTAAAAACGTGGTGAGGTTTAGTTTCGCCTGGGCAGCTCTACATAAATTATTTTTAGCTTCTAAACCTTGAGTAGCCTGTTTTACTTGACCAGTTGCAGGATCAAAAGAATATGCATTTGCCATTGCTGACTCCAAAGCTTCAGACAATCGATCATATTCTTTAAGATATTTTTGACTTGGTTCAGCTAAACAAGTGATGGAAATTAGGGTTAGACATACAAAAGCTATTGTTTTCATATTGTATAAATTCTGATGTTTTAAAAAATATAACATAAGAAAAATTACAGACCCAACTTTTTAAAAGCTTTTTCATCCAACTTTCTCAAATCATCTAAGCTATAGAAACGGCCTTCAGGATCAAAGAACTTATCAAAATCAAATTTCCCATCTTTATAGAGCTTAAAGCGCTTTGGCCCTAGCCACTCCCTTTGAAAGAAATCATCTGTTTTCTTAAAGAACTCTTTGAATGTGGTGTTTGCATCTAACTGTCCTATTAACTGGCTTCGCTCTTCTTTGGGGATGTCTTTAACTCTACGTTCGTCCATTACAAATGGCCGTTCGCCAACAAGTTGACCGTCCTTCTCGACCGGAACCAAGATACTGCGACAGTTAGGATGTAACGGCGGCACTCGCTTTGCCGGATCATTTATTTCCCACACTGAACCATCTAATGAAGCGCAAAGCTTAGAAGTTCGTCCATCTAAAACGCTAACAAATCGGACATATTCAAAGCCAATTTGGTTGAAGCTATTTAGATAGGCTTGATTAGCTACATGACTTCGCACAGTTCTTACCGTTCGCTCAATATCAGTTTTGGTACCATTTAAGATCCCATCTTCATAGTTAAGCCGTTTGGTACCACGAATACGCTGAACAATTTCTTGGTTAGTTTTGCCTGAATTAATACCATCTCGAATTGCATACTCAACCTTTTGACGGGCACTTTCAGCAATTCTTGAAAGCAGATCATCGACAAGAGCGCCACCTGCCAACGGAACTTTTTTAGCGGATAAGAATAGTTTTTCCCCATCAGGCTTATTAATTTTTGCTCCATAGAGCTTAGCTACGTAATTGGCCTCATAAACAGCCAGCGCCGTAGCAGAAACGGCAAAAGCTTCAGGTAATGCTAAATTAACACTGGCAAACCATTGGGCAATCAAATCCCTAATTTCCCTTAAATTTGAAGTTGTATATTTACCACCAGCTAAAGCAACTTTCTCCGACTCATTAAGCTCATCCAATAAATCCCGAAGCTTAGATAGCATCTTGCTCGTATCATCATTGAATAAAGCCAATAACTCATTTACCGTTTTTGATGAAGCACGATAAAGATAGGCCTGGTGCTGAGTGAGTACTTCAAATAGTTTTTTGATATCTGTTGCCATCTCACTCTACCTTTTGATTTAAAGTCCCATCTTGCTCTGCTTCAACATTCTGAAGCTCTTCTTCATATTTTTGTTTAGGGAACATACCTGTTTGGTTGTATTCCCACCATGATTTAAATGAAGATCGGCCTTGTAGAGCTGCTTCAAATAACTGTCGAGCTAACTCAGCTAAATAACCCTGTTTGTTAAATTCTTGACTGATTTCGAACATCAAATCATCTTTAGTTAGAACATCCACATTAGGCGTTACAAACTTAGCAGCCCATCGTAATGCTGCTGACAAGGCTTCATTCATATTAACGACACAGAGCGAAAGAACTGAATGCTGAACGGCGTCATCACTATTCGCTTCGGTAGCGGTCTTTTTACTTCCCGAGCCCTTCTCAATTAAACGCGCCCCCATCTCCTTCATTTTTTCCCACTTATCTTTCATCGCTTCCCGGGCAAGAGTATTAGGGTCGGCTTGTACAATTCCTAAACCACCATTTTCAGGTAAAGGCAAAAGTACTTTCGCTCCAATGTAGATGCCACGTTTCTTGGCTTGGTCATACCACTCCCAATTAACACCCTTCGCATAATATTGAGGTTGCCCCATATAAAAAACGGACTCTTGAAAGTCCGCACTGTCTCTGTAATGGGCTAAATTGAGATTAGCCAAAGGAAGTAATGGTGGCTTTTTAATCTCTTCTGAATTATCAATTGCACCTACAAATGTAAAAGGTATATAGGTCCAGAAATTCCCGTTGTAATCTGTTGGAAACTTCTTCTCTCCGCCAACCCAGTTACCCTTTTCACCCTTTGTGTACACCTGAACGGAATAAATATATTCCCCATTTCCCTCTTGCTCTAAACGAAGTACACGATATTGCTCTTGTTCGGTTTTACTAAATCCATCAGCACCGCGCTCAGACTTAAATTCACGTATAACCACTAAGCAAAGCTTTTTCTGGTTATCGATCATTACTGAATCCCAATTCACTACATCAAGGGCATTTAGTAAATGAATCATCGGATAGGCTTTTTGTGCTTTAAATTCCGCTAGATTACGAGCTGGCGGCACATCAGGATAATCTACATATAAAGCACAACGATAATGCTTCAATAAATGGCGAATTCCATTTTGAGCCAATTGATAAGTACTTAAACCAGCACCATTTGCATTACGTTCTAAATGAGCAAGTTCCGGAGGAAATTTAAAACTTGGATCGGTTGCAAAAGCTGCACCAACTAAACTATTTGATGTAGTCCCTGTTACTTCATAAAAGACTGCACGGGTAAGATAAGCCTCATAAGCGCTTTTATTTGCAGGTGATTTATCATGTGCATTTGGCATCGGCAAATATTTTTCACCTTTAGCCTTAACTGCATCTTCACCTTCACAAACATCATCAAGTTTTTGCCAGTATGGCAAGTTCTTAACATATTCAGCATGTTGAAAAGTTACATCACTCATCGAGCAAATCCCATATCAGCAAAGAAGGCTTCAAAACCTTCATGTAATTCATTAAACGCATCTGAAGCTGCATCCACTTGGTCGTCATGTGTGCCATTAGGAAAATGACGAAGCTCATCAATAAAATCCTTATTCCATTCACCTTTGAGCATTCGTACATTTCCTACGTTAACTTGGGCCGCAAATGGTTGTGCACGTGTAAGCTTGTCACCTGAAATTGGCTTAGCTATCACGCTATAACCCGCAAGAAGCTTCACAAATGAACTAGCTTGTGATTTACCAGCTTGACCGGGATCTTGTGGTAGACGCACAGAAACTTTTTTCCCATCTATTTTTGCTGTTTGTTCTAAGCGCTTATTCACATTGTCAGGTCCAAGCTGTCCTCTAGTTACATCGACAATGTAAGTAAAACCATCTGCGCCTAGAGCTTCTCGCACACCTACTGTAAAGTCGCCCTCATTTTCGGTAGCCCCAAAATCCCAAGCCCTAACTTGTTTCACTACATCCGCAGGCAAAGCATCAACAATTTGAATATTGTCGGGCTTAAAAAAACCGCCTGCTGGCGGTGATGGCATTTGTCGGTACTGCCCGGCAAATACATATGGTGCTGCTTGCTCCATTAGCCTCAATTTTTGGATATTGTGTTTTGCTGGCCACAGTGCGGATCCGTCTTCCTGAATAGCTGAAAGACATAGATGCTCCCACACTTCACCGTTACCACCAGCTACAGGAACGCCGTCTTTTCTATCACCTAGCAACCATCCAGCTAAATCATCTTCATGAAGTCGCTGCATAATCACAATGATCGGCGTATCTGGCGAGTTAGTACGCGATTCGAGTGTGTTCTGAAACCAATCAATTACCCCTTCTCGAATAGTTTTTGATGAAGCTTCATGTGCTTTATGTGGGTCATCAATAATAATGCAGCCACCAAAGCCTTTACGAAGTTTTCCTGCACCAAAACCAGTAATCGTACCGCCTGTACCTGTCGCATAGCAGACACCGCCTTGAGAAGTTCTCCAGAAGTCTTTAGCCTTACTATCATCACGCAATGTAAGCTCAGGAAAGACTTTTCTATACGCCTCTTCTTGTACAAGAGTTCGTATTTGGAAGGCATTATTTGCGGCAAGCATTGCCGAGTAACTGATATGAATAAACTCACAGTCTGGATTCTTACCAAAACACCAAGCCATGAAATTAATTACAGCAATTTCAGTTTTAGAATATCGTGGTGGAACGTTAATAATTAACCGCTTTATCTCTCCGCGATAAACTTTCATTAAAGCTTCGCAGATTTCTAAGTGGTGCCAATTTTGCATCCATTTATAACCACGGCGCTCCTTAAACATGTACCTTGTGAAGAAATATAAATCTTCTTGCGCCTCGATCCGGATGGCTTTATCCCGAGCCGCATCAGTACTCATCTAAGACTTCCCTCCGCGCTTTTAAGTAATCTTCCATTGGAACTGGAATTTCTGAATTAACTGTTTGGACTGGTCCGCCGTCTTTGCCTGTAATTTCTTGGCGATTAGTAAATTGACCACCAATGTCTTTAGCGGCTTGCTCAAGAATTTTTAAGGCTGTTTTGACGTTTCTAGTCTTCTCAAGTTGTCTTTGGTATTGCTTCAATCGGTAGTACTTATTAGCAATTGGAATATCAATTAAGCCTTTATCAAACTCATCTCTGGTTTTTTCAAATAGTTCGACATACTTTTTGCTTAAGTTCTTACCAGCAACCTTTGTAGGGTCATAAGTTGCAACTTGAACACGATCTATATCAACGCCAAACTCTTGTTTTACGAGTTCAGCCACTTCTTGAGGTGTATCACGACAAGCAAGAGACTGAACTATAAAGATTTTCACAGGCTCTTTTAGTGTCGCCATAACTTCCTCATCGTATAACTACGTATAACAAAATGGGCAAAAAAAAGAGCCATTAGGCTCAATTGATTACACAGTTGCCGCAGCATTTTGAAATATCAAGATTCGAAACAAACGGCGGATTTTTTGCGACTTCAATAAGTCGCTTAACATTTTTGCTTGGTCCATAACGTTTAACTACGCCAATAAACTCTTCAACGTCATGACCAGCAAGATAGTGCTTAGGAAGACCAGAACTATCGCTATAAACAATTTCTCCGTCCTCGTCTCTCATCACTCCAATGTGGTAAAGCTCATGTTCAAGTAAGTAACAGAACTCTGTATCGTTTGCACGCTCACAGAAAGAAGCGTCGACAGTTATTAAATAAGTAGGTACAAAACCAAACCAATCACGCATCTGTTGCTCTTGTCTAGCTTTGCGCCAGCCACCAACATTGAACATGACTTTTTCACATTGCCCCAGCACCATCGCCTGCTTGCTTTTATATGCAGAAGAGGCCCACGCGAATGCTAAAAACTCGTCATTATCATGAAGCAGCTCAGCAATATGATCATGATCTGGATTATAAATAGGACCCCCAATAGTTAAGTAATTAGCCACAACCCATTTTTTTAAGTCCGGTGCTGGTGTTAGTCTAATTGCTTCCTCTTCTTCAGCTTGATCAATAAAATCAGTCGGTGGAAATGGTCTGATCTGCTCCATCTTCAATTCTCGCTAATTCACTTTTTATCCAGTTGATGACATATCCCGACAAAATAGAATCTGGATGAAAGCGCTCTATTTTGTAACCCATCTCTTCAGCATGATCATATCGATTAAGACTCCATGCTTTATTTGACAGCTTTCCACCACGCCCACCAGACCAGGGACCACCCTCAATTTCAATGAGCAAACGCAATTTCACTATATGAAAATCAAAGCGCCAGTGTTTGGTATGGATCGGCTGAAACTTACTTTCAAATCCAATCGCCAAATCCTCAAGCTCTTCCTTAAGTGTTGCCTCAGCCTCGAGATATTTTTGCTTCGCCTTAGGCAATGGCCGGCTTTTAGGTTTAGTTTTAGGTTCTTTTTTCCGAGTAAGCCAAAAGTATTCTGTAGAATCCATTATTCTTACCCATAAAAAAAACCGCCCTTAGGCGGTGGCTAAACTCACAGGCAATATAGTATTACTTCTTAAAAGTTGCCTTATAAAGCTTTGAATTAAAGTAATCCGTAATTTCTTTACCTTCGTTTTGAATTTTTTCCTCATTTAAGGGTAAAAAATCTAATTCAAATTTCAAGCTCATATACTCTGGAATAAACTTCTTTATAGGCGGAGGTGGTTTAGGTCCACCTTCTGTAATTTTTTCGATTAATCCAGCTAACCATAAAATAT